CGGCTCGTGGGCCGTCGGCGATTACATCCAGCTCGGGACCCTCAGCAGCTCGAAGCTGCACAAAATCACGAAGGTGAACACGGCGCTATCCTACGAAATCTTCCCGCTCCTGCGCACCAACTATCCTGACGACACCACGATCGTTTACAGCAACGCCGTGGGCGTCTTCCGCCTCGGGACCACGACGTGCGACTGGTCAATCGACACGGCAAAAAAGTATGGGCTGAACTTCTCGATCTTCGAGGCGATCAACACATGAGCCGCACAATTCCTGCTCCTCTCCTCGCCTCGACGACGGCGGCGCAGCTCAACCCGTTCTTCGCCACGTCGCTTGATTTCGATGACGGCTCTGTGCGCTACTGGACCGGCTACGGCACGATTACAATCGGCAGCGTGACCTATGCGGGCATCGGTGCGTTCTCCGCGATCTCGACCATCGAGGAGACAGAGGACTTGTCGGCGCGCGGGCTGAGTATCGACCTGACCGGAGTGCCCAACGATCTCGTCGCGGCGGCTCTCGATGAAGATTACCAAGGGCGCACGGCGGCGGTGCGCTTCGGCACGCTGAACGCGGACACGGGCGCGGTCATCGACTCAATCACAGTCTTTAGCGGTCGCATGGACACGATGGTGATTTCCAACGACGGGAAACAGGCGACCATAGGAATCGCAGTCGAAAGCAAGCTCGTCGATTTCCAGCGCACGCGTGAAAGCCGCTACACGCACGAGGAGCAACTGCGCAGATACCCAGCCGACACGGGGCTCGAATACGTCGCAGGATTGCAGGACAAGGTCATTTACTGGGGCAATGCTAACGCGACCGCGTTCCGCACGGGCGGAAGAGATGAACCCTTAAACGAAGAACCATAATGTTTGAAGCGTTCGTATTGTTCGCAAAATTCGTCGGAACTCTTCTGCTGGAAGCTGGAGTTTCGACCGCAATTGTAAATGTAGTTGTCGCAGCGATACCCTACATCGTCACTATTGGATTGAGCATGGCCGCATCGCGCCTCCTCGCGCCAAAGATGCCGTCGATGGCTGATCTCAACGACCGCGGAATCATGACGCGCAGCCCGACGTCGCCGCGGCAAATAATCTACGGGCAAGCGAAGGTGTCGGGCACCGTTGTCTTCCTCGCGACGAGTGGAGCCAAAAACGAGTATCTGCACATCGTCGTGACTCTGGCTGGTCACGAGGTCGAGGAAATCGGCAGCGTGTATTTTAACGAGGACGAGGTTTTAACCGGCAGCGGCGACGGCTACGCGACGGGGAAATACGCAGCGACAGGAAGTTACACCGGCTCGCTCATCCACAAGCATCTCGGCTCGACGACGCAGACGGTGGATACCACACTGCAATCTGATTTTCCGGTGGACTGGGATTCGGGCCATAAGCTGCAAGGCATCGCCTACATCTACTGCAAGCTCACGTTCTCAAACGAAATCTTCGTCGGCGGCATCCCTAACATTTCGTGCATCGTCAAGGGCAAGAAGGTCGAAGACCCGCGCGAAACAATCACCACTCCGCCGACCCTCGTTTATTCCGCAAACCCCGCGCTCTGCCTTCGTGACTACCTGCTCGACGCAGATCTCGGCATGGGCATGGACAGGAGCGAGATTGACGACGCCTCGGTCATCGTGGCTGCGAATGTCTGCGACGGGCAAGTCCAGATCAAGCCGAGCAGTCCCGCCACCTACGAGAACCGCTACGAGTGCAACGGGCAGGCCGTCACGTCCTCGACGCCTGACTCGATCATCGGGCAAATCCTCTCCTCGATGGGCGGCACGATCGCTTACAGCGGGGGACAGGTCGTGGTTTACGCGGCAGCGTATCGCTCGCCAACGGTCACGCTGGACGAGAGCAACATGGCTGGTGGCTTCACGGTCTCGACTCGCCTGAGCGCGCGCGACCGCGTGAACGCAGTCAAGGGCACGTTTATCTCCTCCGAGAATCAGTGGGCGGCGGCGGACTTCCCGCAGATCACGAGCGCGACCTTCTTGGCGGCGGACGACGGCGTTTATCACTGGCGCGACGTCATCCTGCCGTTCACGACAAGCAGCAGCGCGGCGCAGCGCATCGCGCGCATCAACCTGCGGCAAGCACGCGAGGAAATTGTCTTCACCGCAAAGTTCAATTTGACTGCGATGCAGCTCCGCGCGGGCGACACGGTGAACCTCACCAACGCAAACCTCGGATTCTCGTCGAAGGTGTTCGAGGTCATCGCGTGGTCGCTATCGAGTGACGGCACGCCGCCGACTCCGGTAATTGAATTGCAACTACGCGAGACGGCGTCCACTGTTTACGATTGGAACGTGACAGACGAGGTCGCGGTCGAGAGCGCACCGAACACCACGCTGCCAAATCCGTTCTCCATCGACCCGCCGACCAATCTCACGCTGACCGCAGACGGGACGACGCAGTTCATCCAAGCCGACGGAACGGTGGTGCCGCGCATCAAAGTGGCGTGGAGCGCGCCGACCGAGCAGTTCGTGACGAGCGGGGGCAAGACCGTAATCGAATACAAGGAGGGGACGGCGACGACATATCTGGTGTGGTCAACGGTGGACGGCGACCAGACGCTGGACTTCATTTCCAGCGACGTGCGAATCGGGACGAGCTACAACGTGCGGCTTTACGCGCAGAGTTTTTTCAACACGTCATCGACCTACACGGAGGTGTCCACGACCACGCCGGTCAAAGACACCACCGCCCCAAGCATCCCAACCGGCCTCACCGCCGTAGTCGGCACGGGCCGCGCCGTCTCCCTCGACTGGAACGACAACACCGAGCCCGACTTTTCGGAGTATGGCATTTACCGGCTCACATCTCCCGTCACCGCTTCCGCGCTGAAAATCGCCGAGGTGCGCGCGTCGCGATTCGTGGACACCGACGTGGACATCGGGACGACGTATTATTATTGGCTGAACGCTTACGACACGGTGGAAAACGTGTCAGGGTTTGCACCCTACGTTGAGGCCACGCCGGTCGTGATTACCGCTGGACCGATTGACTCGACGCCACCAAGCACGCCCAGCGCGCCGACCTTTGCTTCGGAATCAACTTACCTTTCCAGCGACGGCGGGACATTCGCGAAGATCACCATCGCGGCTCCCGCGCTCCCCACGGGCGCGCGCGTCAATCAAGTGCTTTACAGGGTCAGCGGTTCGACTGAATTCCTGATTGCTTGCGAATTAACAGCAGCGGGCAACGCGACCATCGACGATCTCACGGTTGGAGCGTCATACGTTTTCGCGATTCGCGCGGTGTCGTTCAGTAACGTGCGCAGCACGGTCTCGACTACGTTGTCGAGGACCGCGCCGAGCAACACGACGGCACCGGCGGTCCCGACATCAGGCGCGATCTCGGCAGCGTGTCCGGCAAAACGATACGACGCGACAAGCTTTTTCTACGGGGCGCGCATTACATGGGCACCGGTTACTGACAAGGATTTAGCTTACTACGAACTGAAATCGACTCTGACGGATTCTGACGCTGCAACAGATTTTACTTGGAGCGTTTCGACTACGAGCTTCCCCGATGCTTCCACCACCGCAAAGCTGCTCGTAACGTTTTTTGATTGTTACTCGGCGTCGCCTGCTCCGGACGGATACGCTCGCGTGAGAACGGTAAGTCGAAGCGGCGTCGCGTCTGCATGGCTGCGGATAGGAAACATTCTGCCGACGGCGATCACTGGAGCAGCTGGCATGGCTTTGCAGGAGCCGTCCGACGTAACCACCACCGGAATCAAAACCGGAGGCGGCTCATCCACGCGGCAGGTCAATGTCGTCTATGAAATCAACGACGTGTTTGCGATCACAGGCGGGGCTACGACGTTTGACCTGAACATCTCACTGACGAATCGCGGATTTAGCACGAAGCCCGATGACGGTCTGGTCGCGGTCGAGGACGTGTTGTATCAGGGATTCTATGACTCGCAGGCCGCTGGCTCAACATCGACGACCGCCGTGGTTAAAATCTACCGCAACGACGGCGGGACGCTCGCATCGGGCAACCTTCGACTCTCGGCGCGGTTCACTGACTACACCTAACATGGCCTTTCAAAAAACATTCACGCTCCGCTCTGGCGCACAAGGCAACTACACGCGGCTCATCACCTATCGCGTGGACCGGATGACGCGCGAGGCCGTGGGGCTGTTCTCGCTGTTCGTGGACTCGGCGGCGGCGCACTCAGCCAAGGACCCGCTCACGCCGTGGATTGCGAAACTCCGCGTGACGGGCGACGCGTTCGACCGATACTTCTCAAGCGCGGCGCTCGATGCGGATACGATGGCGAACTTCTATCGTGCAGCGAAGGCCGAGCCGATGGTTTCGGATTTCGGCGACAGTCTGTTTTCGGACGCGCTCGACGTATGAGCAAAGCGGATACAAGTATGGGCCGCGCAATTACACCCTTGCCACCGCGCCCGCACTCCGCTCCTCTCGAGGCACCATGAGGCTGGGAGGGCTGAGGCTACCAGCAAGCCCGCGAGCGGATTCACCGTTTCGCGGGCTTTCTTTTGCGCGGATTCCGAATCCATCGCCAACATTTGATTCGTTTTAACTCGCGAAACTGCAACGGCTTGGGGAAGCAGCAGGACAAAATACGCAATTGAGCTTTACGCGGGCGGGGCGATCGGATTGAGTGTGCACGTCGGAGGGAAACAACCCAACGACCAACTCAACCCAAAAACAAAATGAAAACCGATCGCTCATCCGCTGAATACGCCACCAACCTATCGCCCCGTCACGGTAAAGCTGG